AAGGAGGGTCAGTTGCCAGAGGCTAAGGTCTGTGTCATTCGGGAAGAGGGTGGAAAGAACCGAATCATTACTCCCATCGAGCCGGAGCTTGTGTCTGTTGGGCATATTGTCAGAAAACGTCTTAGACGGTTTTTGACAACCAACAAACACATCTCTTTAGCTATGAGAGGGGAGTTTGATTCGGCCTTTGAATATTTTAACGGCCGTAAGGTCGGTAAAATAGGTAAAAGGACCTACCGTTTCCACTCCACAGATATGCATCAGGCGACTGACTCTATGCCGAGGGACGTCGCGGAGGTGATCGTAGATGTTCTCCATGAATTAGGTTTTATCCTAGACGAAGAGCTACCAGCAGTAAGAAAACTGACTGGTCCTTTCCGTCTGGAGAAGCCTAATGGGGACAAATACATTACCCGCCGCGGCATCCTCATGGGCAGTCCCGTGTCTTTCCCGATCATGTGCCTCTGGCATGTCTCTCTTCACGAGATGACCTCTACCGAGTGCAGCGATGCGGTATTCTACCAGATCTTCGGGGACGATGGCCTAGTGCTTGCCTCTGATGACTATCAGAGAAAATTCTGCGAGATTGCATCCCAAATGGGTTGTATTCTCAACGAACCTCCTAAGTCGGCAGTGTCAACCACTAGGTGCATCTTCCTTGAGACCTTGGGAGAAACCACGGGAGATCAGGAAAGGCCGTTGATGCCGCCTACCCAGTCTGGAGGTCATGTGCCCATCGCATGCCGAGAGGTGAATTTCACCCGTCCGGCGCTCCGACGATTCATAGATATGAAATCGTGGAGTTCGATTGGTCACAGGCCTTCAAAGGATAGGACGACACCAGCGTGGAAACTGATCCAGGATAGGGTGCAAGAGGTAGTGGATAAGAACGGCTACCGTGTGGCAAGGATGCTGCAAGAGCATTTCCGGGGAGAACACCTGGATTACCTAGATACCCTCCCGCCCATGCCAGTATGGCTTGGTGGGAGTGGTCTAGTTGGTCCATGTGCCCCAGGCTACTCCCCCTCCTTCAAGAGACAAGTAGCGAAGACACTTCTCCTTCTTACGAAGGGGAAGACCTTCACCTCATGTTGGACCCCACGTATCCTGAATAAGGATACATTGGAATTCCTACGTGAGGGTTACAAAATCTCTGTAGGATTGGGAGACCTGGTCATGTACGTTGGAGAATTATCCGATGTACGTGAATCCCCGTTTGCCACACAAAGTAGACGTGGTTATCCTGCTAACTTCTTGTACCCCCTTCGTGGGGAGTATATGACATGCTTCGGTGCACTTGACCCATCGAACCCGGAGTACAGATGGAGCTTAGCTCAATCTGTCTCCAAGTGCCGGAACCTCAACTCTAAGCTTAACAGGCAACTGCCAACTAACATTGACAGTTACCTGGAAAAGTTTGGTGTTGTTGATCTGGACTCGGCCAACAGAGTGTTGGGCCACGTTCGAAAAGTCAAGTATGCGCACCGAGGATATAACATAGACCCCATGATGGCCTTCAACCCTACCAGAGGGGAGGACGGACGTCCTGACCCTACTGGGGGGTTGGAGTTATCCCAGATAGCACCGCCTGATTGCGTGAGTGGAGCCGATTCCACAATCGTGGAACCCCTGGGTAGCACCTGCTACATCCGTCCTGCTGGGGAGCGTATATTCTACGCCGACCCTAGGAAGGTGTCGCAGTGCCAAGTTGATGAACCGGAGCATCTAGAAGCAATGCTTACGCATGCAACTAGTATCCTTCCGATACTCAACTAGCACGGTGCTACCCAGGCCACTGG